CCCACGACCGTTAGGGTATTCCCGACGGCCACGTTATTTGTCGTGACTGTATTCGAGACGACCAAATTTGCGAACGGCTGAACGATGTTTGACGCGCTGATGTTGCTTAGGGTGTTTCCCAAAATCAGGGAGGGTGGTATGGTCCCTACGAGGCTCGATGATTTTACATTTGAAATTCCACCCCCATCACCGATTACATAATTTAAGTTTGAAATTCCAAAAACATTCAGAGTCTTGGTGGTCACCGAGTTTGTGAAGAGGGCGTTAGTCACGTTGGCCGTCCCTAGGACGTAAAGGTTCGACCCTACCGGGGGTGCCGAGAGGGTCCCGATGGACACGCCATTTGCATACGCGACATTACCGGCGACGGTCGCCCACTGGGACGAAAGGATAGCGACGTTCGAGGCGGTCGTGATCCGGCCGTACTGGTCCACGGACACCTGGGACACATTGGCACTCGAGCCGTACTGTCCTGCGACGACTCCCGTCTGGGGTAAATTTGTTGTTGAAATTAGTCCGAATAAGTTGGCAGTATTAAGACTCGATAATGCGGACCCATTACCAATATAACTATCACTGAATATACTTCCCGTATTGAGTGTTGTCGAATTGATTGTTGCTAAAAATATATTACCAAACACTTGACCCGATACATAAAGATTCCCTGAAAAGGTTCCGTCACCTGCGATGATGTTAGCACATATGACGTTACCGGTTGTCGACAGGACGTTTGAAGCGACAATCACCTCAGATGGAGGGCACGGCGGGCACGGTGGTATATTAATCACCGGCGGAATGTACCCCCCATTCGTGATTGAATCACACATGGTGTTTTCTATTTTTTATCGAGATTATAACTAGCAGACCTAGGAGCGCGGCGCCAACCAGGATCATGAGCTTTTGCTTTTCGCCTGTACCTTCCCATGGTACGGGCGGGGGGAGACTTGCCGGACGGTCTGGGTTCACCGGGACGTGATCGGCCTCGAAACGTAGCAGGAACATGTTTCGACCCAGGTCGCTCCCTGACCCGGACGAATCGTAGAAGATATTCCCATTGTTGGGCTGGCGCCACGTGATGGTCAACCGATCGATCTTATCAATTCTTGATGGAAATTCAGTGGTGATCCGATAGTTCGCATTATAGAACTCGTCGTTGCCCTGGACCTTGATGGGAATGGTCGCGAAGGATCCATAAAATGCATTGGCCGACGGGACCATCAGCTTGCTCGTCCCACGGGCCTGTAGGGATGCCGCTGTGAGGTGCGTCGGGGTCCTGAGTTCCAGAATGTCGAGCGTGATGAACTGTGATGTGTTCATGCCGGGCAACATGGCCGTCAAGAGCTCGACCTTGGAGACGTTACGGATCGGGGTCGTCAGGTGCAAGGTATAATTGTTTGAATTTGGAAATAAAATTTGGTCCCTATTGTTCGAGTCCGCGTAGACCACGTACTCTTGGGGCATCTCTAGTAAGGGAAAACATTGTTTTCCCTCGGGACGCTCACGTCCCTTCGAAGAACTTATTTACCCTGATGGGTCACAAGGGTCTTGGTTCCTAGGCCTGCGCCTCGCCCCAGAAGAGGTTCACCTGTACAGGCGGCGTATTCACGGCCGTTGCTGATAGGTTAGTAATCGTGATGAGAAGAACATCGGGGCCATCTGGGAACGGCTGATTACCACCGATGACCGAGTTCGACATTTCCTTGAGACCGGTCAGATCGAGATTGTTCTGATTTGCCGCTTGAACGATCGTAGAGAAGATGCGCTCGCCCGGTAGGGCCGTTCCGCTTATGAGTTCACCCGGGTAGATTTGAGCGAAGCTCGGTTGAGACCCGTTGGCGACGCTGTTAATATTGATCCACCTTGTAGGATCGAACGTGATACCGGACGGATTCAAGATGCCGACCGTATTGACGGTCTGTGGGCTTGTGACCTCTAGTTTTTGAAGAAGGATCTGAGCGCGGTTCAAGAGTTCGCGTACGCCAACGTCACCAACTATGCCGTTAGACACTGAAGGCGCGAGGCGAATCGCAAACGCCGCTTTCGTCTGAGTAGCTGGTGTAGCCGAGGTTGTCAACGTGATATTCGTATTGGCATAATTGAAAAAGTACCCGCGGTCCTGGTCGAACTGGCCGTCCATAAGAAGCGCCGAGCCCCAGTGCGTAAGGCTAGGAGCACACGTGACGCTCAGAAGGTTCACGGACGTCGTCGCGTTGTGATTAGACGAAGCGGCTCCGGCGAACGTGCGTGCAATGTCGTTCACGTTGTAGTTAAGTGGGGCCGCACGCGTCAGTCCCGTGAAACCCGTGGCCGTCTTGGCCGTGTACGAAACCTGTTCGTTGTCGATGAGGAGCGTCCCGGAAGGCGGGAAGAATGTGGTCGCGTCATTAACACTAATAGACGTGGAGGTCGGGCTCATGGCTGTCGCCAGGGTCGTCGCGGCCGCTCCAGCCTCGTTAACGATCTCGTAACGCACGGGCATGTTACCCGTACGCATGTAGGCCTCGTCGTTCACGTTGTTGTTCTTGATGCGGTGGGCGTAGACCCAGTTTCCATCTACCCCGCGCATCATAAAGTCGACGAAGCCGGCGCCATACCACGTGTACTGGAGACCGAGCATCTGCATCTTCGAGGCGTCGAACTTGAAGCCGGACGAGCCAGTACCATCGAGTGCGTCGCGATTAAACAGATTCTGGGGCGTCCGCAGATCTTTAACCTTGCACGCCTTGACGGGAGCCGAGGGCATGATGGATGAGGATCCTCGGTACGGAGGGTTGAACGATACGAGACCCTGGCCCATAATCTGGGTCACCTGGTGAGTCATGCCGCGGATGACGAAGCGGTCATCAACCTTGAGTTGGTCGGCAAAACGAGTGTTCGACGAGTTGAATGTGCTCGACGTGAAGCTGCCAGAGGCGAATGCAACGGTCGATGGCGCGAATGACAACGTGACGGCCGAGGCCGACTGGACCGCCGTGACCCAGACTGGGCCGAGAGATTCGTACCCGCCGATACTATAGGCCCATTCGCCGATCGACAAGGTTTTGTTGACGCCCGTGACGTTCACATTTGAAGAGCCTCTGGGAATGGCCGGCACACCTGAGCAGGTGGTCCCGGTCTGGGACGAGATAATCTGCCCCGTCATGAGCTGACCACGGGGATCGACCGTAATGTACCCGTCGAGTTGCAGGGTCGATGTGCGGCGCGTCACGAAAAGCGTCTGACCATCATACTCCCAGAACATGCCGTTCTGATCGTCGAACGTACCGACGCGGACGGACGCACCATGCCAGTTCAAGATTATGAACCGGGGCTGCTCGGCGAACTGGACGAATGTGCTAGCCGGATAATTTATACTTGAATTTACTACAATGGTCTTCGAGTCGGTGACGGACGAGATCGTGTACGTTCCGTTAATGGTCGAAGGAGAAGCTACACCCTTGATAACTATGGTCGCGCCTGGCTGAGGGGACCCGTGGGCAATATCGGTCGTGATGGTGATCGTCGTGCCCGAGACGGCCACGGACGCGATGCCGTTGTTCGGTGAGAAGAGCGTCCCCGAGGACCACAGCAGGCCCTTACCAGACTGGTACCGGAAAACCTTCTTGGACTGACGGATGATCGTGGCGCCATGCGAAGGCTGATTCGTACCCAGAATCACACCGCCATCGTATGGGCGATGGATGGTGTATGAATACGGCTGCGGATAAATGTTCGAAAGGGCCAGACTGGCGGTCACGGTCCGATCGCAGACGACGTTGAAGGTGTTGGCGCTCAGAACGTTCGAGACGAAAAAGCTTCCGTTGAAAGTCAGTCCGGAAGCGTTCGAAGTGATGGGTGTACCGGCCACGAGGCCGTGAGCGTTGGATGTGCGGATCGCGACGTTCGTACCTGGGGAGACGTCGGCGCTGATAAAAGCGACCGGGATCTCCATCTGGGACGAATTGAAGATGCCTCCTCGACGGATGGTTGTATAAGGTGTGGAAATGTTCGAAAGACTGCTGAGAATCTGGCCTCTAGCGACGTAATTACACGTGCTCGCCACGGCATTCACGTTCGCTACCAGGAAGAAACCCTCGGCCCGACCCGACTTGTTGTCCGAGCTCGCCAGGCCGGACACGGAGATGACGGAACCCGTCGCCGGCAGGGCTGCTACTGAAGTCGAAAAGTAGACCATCACATTTGCGCCGATCGTGCCATCGACCTGGACGTTCGAGACGGTCAAGTCCGTCCCGGGAACTTCAAAAAAGCTCGGGAACTTGCGGAGCTCCTGGTACGTCTGCCACTTGGTCGCCTGCAGGCCGTACTCGAAGTCCGCGTCGATCAAAGATTGACCCAGAGACACACGCTGGCGTTCGATAGCGTCCGTCCCAAAATCATAAGGGCGCGTCTGGACGAGCCCCTGGTATGGGCTCCCCTGAGTGCCGTTGATGTTCATTACTTAGTACTTAGTTTTTAGTTTGCCGATTCAATTTCAAGCGTAAAAGCCCAATCGAGGCCGTTGTTATTCAGGATGTTGCCGAAGCGATCAAGGACCGTCACCGTCAGGCGGTCCAGACGGTTCGAGCGGTCCGTGAAGATGACCTTCTGGGGCCAGTTGGCGCTTTCGGTGTAGTTGAGGATCGAGCCCGACCCACCAGTCACCGGCACCTTGTACGTGATCTGGGCCGGGTCGAGCGAGGCCGTCCCGACTTCGCTGATCCAGATGGATATGTACATGTCGAAATTGATGATGTACGTGTTGGTCGCCGTGACGTTCGTGCCGACCTGGCCGTTCGTGAACCCCATGAGGGACGCGAGGGACAGGGGCTGGACGCCGAAAGTCACAGAGCCCGAAGCCGAGACGAACTGGATCTTGTTCGAGACGGGGCCGATGCTGAACTCACCGACGCCGGCTGTCACAAGGGCGTTGAGGCCGTTAATGAAGGACGTCGCGTTGTAGTTGCCCGGGGCGAGCGTGTACGTCGTCGTGTTCAGGATGAAGCTGTTGTACGGAGCCCGGATGTTATAGAAGCCGACCGGAATCTGGGCGTCCTTGAGGGATACGCTCCGGACTGCGCGATGGCGGTTCCCGAGTATCGCCGTAACCTGGAAAGGATTCCCGTTCAATTTATAAATGGAAGCCTGGCCGGCCGAACCAGTAACAGTCGTCACGTTGGAGGCCGAGGCCGTGTCAACGTGAATCTGATACTTATTCATTATTAGATACTAGGGGTTTTTTTCTACTTCTCCAGCAGCGAACCACCGACGCCATCGGCAATGGCATAGTCGCGCATCTGGTCCCGGACCATGTCCGAGCCACCGCACAGGCCACCTGGGGTCAGGCCCAGGGTGTAGTAGTCGGCCTTCTCACTGGGACCTGGGGTGCACTCCAGGTTCGGCGTGATCTCGAACAGGCTCTTGGGGTCCTTCTGGACGTTCGGGCCCGGGGTGATGGTGATGTCGGCGCCCGAGTAGCCGCTGGAGCCGCCGCCGCGGACCAGCAGGACCAGGATCGCCACGAGCAGACCGATGATGACAGCGTGGACCGTCAGCTTTGCAACCTTGTAAAGCGCCATTTGATTTTTGTCAACATTATTTTCGGGACGCCCTGCGTTAAAGCTAACAAGGACTTTTCTTTAAAAGTCCTAGAGATGGACCTTACTTTCGATACTGGAGACGGTCAGACCATGAAGCTGAACGACGACGAGCAGAATCTTCTGGATGAGATTTCGATCCAGGTACCCGCGAAGAAGACGGTCAGTTTCAAGCCCAAGCCGGCACGGCCGAGCCCGTTCGCCAAGCGGGCCCCTGGGCCTTCCATGCGTGAGTCGGCCCCCGACGAGGGCCTCGACATGTTTATGAATCCCGGTAAGCGTACAGCGCCCGTTCCTCCGCCGCCCGAGGAGTTCGACGATGGCGAGGGTGAGTACGACGATGAGGACGAGCCCCAGGGTCAGCCGGGGGGTGGCGGTGGCGGTGGCGACAACACGCCTTCTGAGGGATACAAGACCATCGAGGACGAGAAGGCCGATCTGCTGAATAAGATTGCCCGTCTCGTCAAGAAGGGCATCTCATCGAGCCAGCGCCTGACGATCTACTCGGACATCGAGGAGGTCCGCACTGAGTACAAGCGCATGACTTACAGTATCGAGGTCGATCGCTCGATCAAGTTCCAGCGTCGCATGCTGGTCGCCTGCGTGACGGGCCTGGAGTTCCTGAATGACAAGTTTGACCCTTTCGACCTGGAGCTGAACGGCTGGTCCCAGAACTGCATGGAGAACGTCGAGGACTACGACGGGGTCTTCGAGGAGCTGTACAACAAGTACAAGACGAAGGTCCAGGTCGCACCCGAGGTCAAGCTGATTATGATGGTCGGCGGCTCGGCCATGATGTTCCACCTGACGAACAGCATGTTCAAGGCGGCCGTGCCGAACGTCAACCAGGTGATGCAGCAGAACCCCGAGCTGATGCGTAACATGGTCGCGGCGGTCGAGCGCACGAACAACAACCAGCAGCAGGCCCAGGGTCCCAACGCGCGCCGCGAGATGCGCGGTCCGGGTATGGACTTTGGCTCCCTGATGAATATGATGGGACCGGGCATGCCCCAGGCGACGCGTACGGGTGGCGGCGGTGACACCGAGTCCGTCTCGGACATTGTCTCGATCGATGCCGGCGACGCCGACACGCGCGAGGTTTCCATTGGTGACAAGAAGAAGCGCGGCCGCAAGTCTTCCAAGAAGGAAGTTTCTCTGTAAGTACTAGTAAGCTATGGACGATTTCATCAAAAAATTGAAACAGGCCCTGCCGGAGTCTGGCGAGGCGCCACCACCCATCGCACCTGGAGCGTCCGGTGAGTGCATTAAAGATGACAAGTTGACCCAGGGTGACCCGAAGGGCCTGAACTGCTGTTCCCAGAACGGCACATTCGGAAATTGGCGCGCCGGGTTCTTTTGCGCGTCTCCTCAGGGTCTCACGTTTACGAGCACATGGAAGGGGTTCCCGGTCTGGTTCTGGATCGTGTTCCTGGTTGTTTTCCTGACCGTGATTCTCACTAAAATTTTGTTACGTTGAGTACAGGCCCGCTACGCGAAGCTTCACTCGAACGACAAAAAGCTCCGCCAATTAGAGTTTCCAACTCTAAAATTTTGTTACGTTAAAGTAACGTGAGATGGTGCTCTCATATGCACCATTTGACGATCCGGTGGCCCCGAGACCGCCGTCCTATATTCCAGAACACGTCCAGAGGGCCATGGCCCCGCGGCCGATCGAGCGCGACGCGACCGAGTGTAATTACCTTATTATGTTCTTCGTGGCGGGTGTGTTCCTCCTAGGACTGGCCGATGCGATGCGATAAGCTAAAAATAAGAGTCCAATCCATTAGAATGGGGCAGTACAAGTTCTTGTCTTGGTACCGCCTCAAAAGCAACCAGGATCATCTGTTCCTCAAGATTTCCGGTCGGGGATATCTTGACGAACAGCCCACATCGATCGAGGACGCCGAAGCGTTCGCGACGGCGACGATCGAGGCGACCAAAGAAATGCACGACATCCTGGCACAGGACAAGAGGATCCTGGTCGTGAAGCTCGATCTTCGTGATTTTTCATTCGAGGAACTCAATTTTGGGCCCTTTATGAAGTACGTCGTCCGGGCCGCGAGTCAGGGTATGGATATGGCGTACGTCGAGGTCTATGGAGCTAGCTCGTACTGGAACTACCTCTCGGCCTTTCTGCCAAAGTACACGCGCGATCGGGTCGTCCTAAAATAGACAGACGCCCTTGCCGAACACCTTGGTCTCTTCAGGTTCGTCACCGCCCGCCCCGGTTTCAAAGCCGCCCTCGCGGTAGACCTTCATGCGCTTGCGGTACATGGCGAAGAAGACGGACCAGTGGTCCGCGACGTCGTAAATCAGGGGCTCATTCGCCTTGCCCGCCGTCTCGCGCATGATGCGCCCGATGGATTGCTTGATGTCAGACTTGGGTGTGGATAGAATTACCGTATCGAGCGCCGGAATGTCGAGCCCTTCATGGGCTAACTGGAACGTCGCGATGACGATCGGCGCCCGGGCGGACTCTTCGAGATCCTTCTCCTTCATCCCGCCTATGTAAAGTCCAGACTTAGAGCCAAGTTGCTTTTGTAACCAAAGGCAATGTTCCCGGCGATCCGAAAGAATCAGAACGCGGCGTCCGATCGTGAGAGCTTCCTCGGCCGTCCTGAGTATGAGTCGGTTCCGGTCCTCGAGTTCAGTCAGGACGTTAATCATACCGGCCATGTTAATCTGGCCAAAGCGCGTTACGGGTGGGGCCTCCTTGAAGGCATCACACGAGTAGTCGAGCGTTACAACCCGTGTTGTCCCTTGGTTCTGCCTCTCGATCCGGAAGAATTCGGGGCCGAGGAACCAGTACAGGAGACGCGTCAGTCCATCTTTCCGTTCTGGCGTCGCAGTCAGTCCGAGAGTATACTTGGGACAAATTTTAAACATAAATTGAGAGAACGCTGGAGCGCCTATATGGTGGGCCTCATCGACCACAAGTAGGCCGATAGAGTCAAAGGCGTTCTCGGGGAACTCTCTCATACACATAGTCTGGATCATGGCGATCACAAAGTCCTTGTCCGTGTCGAAGGAATCACCTTGGACCCGGCCTATGGTCGCTCCCGGACAAAACTCCTTAATTTTTTCGACCCATTGATTCGCCAAGAACTCCTTGTGAACGACGATCATGGTCCGGACCTTCAGTTGTGCCGAAAGAGCCA